ATTAGGTGTTATAAACGAAAGAAAGAAAACATTAACTACACATTTTGTATCATCTAATAAAGTAAATTTATTTGATACTAAATCATATGATTTAAGTTATAATAATAGATTAAAAAGGTTTAGAGACTTTTAACGAGTCATTCTTTTAATATGTTCTTCTGTTATTATAATAAATTTATATCCTTTTTTCTTACAAAATTCAATCATAGTATTCCATTTTTGTTGATTAGTGTAAGCCATTTTTAAATCATATTCAAAATTCTTTAACTTTTTACCTTTGTTTTCTGGTATTTTTAATTTACCTTCTTGTAAAGCTAAAACCATACTATAATCTTTCATAGGTTTAACTTCTACTACCACTCTTTCTTTTGTTCCATCTTCGCGAGTCAATTCATAATAAAAATCTGAATAATAAGTATGTGTTTTTATTTTAGTATCACCACCATCAAAATGTGTTTTTTGATAAGGTATTGATATACATTCTGAACCCCATCTAGTTATATCTTCTTTATTATCTAACCATATCATCATAGTTTTTTCCCAAGATGATCTATATACAAGACCACCTTTAGCGTTTAGTTTAACTACTTTATCTTTATTTTTAGGTATGTAAACTCCTTGGTGGTAATTTTTGTTTTTACTTAAAACATTTTGCATTGATAAGGATTAATTTTATTTATATATAAATTCATGGGTGTTTTAATGGATAAATTAAATTTGAGTTTATTGGTCAATGGTAATGGTATTGTTGATAATTTTAAAAACAATTCACTTTTCTTTTATGAGTCTTATCAAAAAAGCACTGAGTTTATAGAAAATATAGCTATATCTGATATTTATCCAGGTAACTTTTATTTTTTACATTATTATGATGATTCTAATTGGATGAAATATTCTCCAGTCTTTGTTGTTGATTATAAAAAATTTGAAGATAAAGTTATTTTAATGGCCGTTAATTTTAATTTTATACCCATTGAGATACGTGTTAAACTTTTTGATAAGTTTATAATACAAGAAGATATAGAAAACGAAAGAGCTTTGAAAGTTGACTTTACTGGAATGTATAGTGAGTTGTTGAAAGTTGGGTTTGAATATTCTTTAGTAGAATATAATTCGGCTCAAATAAAATTTGTTCATAAAATATCTTTGAATATACTTCCTAGATTTTTATATCATCAACATCCTATAAACAAATATGATCCAAATAAGTTAATGAGTATATGGGAGGCTAAGTTGAGTGGTAGGGAACAAAGACATAAAGAAATAATGTTAATGACCTTGGATGAGATGTACAATATTGAAACTGACATAACTGAAAAATACCAACAAATGAGCGGACATATAAAACGTATACAGAAAAGTATACAAAAGTATGGTTAGAATATTTTTGTAAAAGAGTATTTTAATATATAAATAAAAATTATTTTTAATGGCATCATATAATCCATTCAATGACCAAGGAGAAATAGGTTACTCAGAACAACAAAACACTGGACTATTCTCTAGATTACTAAGACAAGTATCATCATTCGGTATGAATTATGATGACATGGTTATTAAGAACCAAGTAGGTATAGGTATAAATGAAGATCCAACATCATCTAGAAGTAGTTCTATGTATGATTTCTTTTCAAGAAGAGCTATATCATCAGTTTTAGATAAAAAGTCAATTCCTTACTTAGACAAATCATATTCAGATAAGAAAAGAATACTTAGAGAATATGCTATTAAAGATGAAATAAGAGATTTCGTATCTATTATAGCCGATGAAGCTATTGTTTATGATGACGATAGAGATTTTTGTGAACCAAAATCAATTTCTAACGATTATCCAACAGAAGTTATTGATAAGTATCAAGAAATATTTGAAAGAGTTTATAATAGAATGGGGTTTGCTGATAGTATAACAGCTTATAACTACATGAAGGATTTCCTTATTGATGGGTATTTAGCTCTTGAGATAATATATGATGATAGAAATAAAAATATTATAGGATTTAATAGATTACAACCAGATACATTAGTGCCAGCTTATGATAAAGCTATTGGTAATTTATGGATTCAATATCCAGAAGATCCACAATTAAGAAAAATATTTTTAGATTCACAAATAATTTATATTTCATATTCTGCTCAAAATGACTTTAGTGAGGTTTCGTATGTTGAGGGTCTAATAAGACCTTATAACCAATTAAAGATATTGGAACAAACTAGAATAATGTTTAACATATTAAACGCTAGTATTTATCAAGTTTTTAGTATACCAGTTAAAGGTATGTCTAGACAAAAAGTTGAGGAACAAATAGGTCAGTTAATAGCTGATTATTCAGAAGAAGTAGAATGGGATGATTCATTGGGTACTATTAGAATGAATGGTAGTAAACACCTACCTTATAATAAACAATTATGGTTCCCTGAGGGTGATACTGGTAAACCTAGTATGGAACTTTCATCACCTCAAGGACATGATTTGAATGATGAAACAATGTTATCTTGGTTCTATAAAGCACTTAAAAGAGCTTCTAAAATTCCTTTAGGTAGATTTGAATCAGAACAAGGTGGTGGTAATGTTGCTAATGATGCTTCTGAAATGACAAGAGATGAAATCAAATTCCATAACTTTGTTAGAAGATTAAGAGCTAACTTTAGAGAATTGATTGTTAAACCAATCAAGATTCAATTAATGATAGAATTTCCTGAGTTAAGAGCTGATGAAACTTTCTTAAATCAGATAGATGTTAAATTTAACTCTAATCAAGTATTTGAAGAATGGAAGAAACTAAACAACCTTAGTAAAAAAGCAGATATAGTATCAACACTTACTGGTATAACAGTAACTGAAGGTGATGAAGAAAGACCTTATTTCCACATGGATTATATTATGGATAGAATATTCCAATTATCTCCAGAAGAAAAAGCCGAAAACGAAAGATATTGGGCTAAGTCTTCTAATTCTGGTTCTGCTGAAGAAGAAGGTGATTCTGATATGGATGATATGTCGGGTGATGATACTGGTATGGATGATTCTAGTGATGATGATGGTGGTGATACTGGTGATGATGCTGGTGGATTTGAATTTTAATTCACTTATTCTTTTTAATATTTCTAATATTTTCAACCCCGTACTTTTCTTTAATAGTATTTTTAATTTTATCATTTATTTCTTTACTTTGTATAGGGTATTCAACTCCTTTATTTTCTTTTAAAGTTTTCTTTCTTTTATGTTCTGAACATTTTCTACAAAAGTAAACACCCCAATCGTTGCCATATTTTATGTAGTTTTTAAATATTATTTCTTTTTCTATTCCACATTTATCACATTTACATAATATCTTCTTATTAGAACCTGATTTAAGTAATTCTACAGGTATCATTATTTTTTCTCCGTTAAATACATCATATCCTAAGTTTTCAAAATAATCTATATTTTTTTCTGTAATTAATATTTCAATTTCTCTGGTTAGTATCATAATTTTAATTATTTCTAATTATATATATAATAATCAAAAGCCTTCCTCCATTGAGTCCAACGATAAAAAACCTTACGAAATTAAAAAAAATTAGTTACTAATTATATATAATATAACTAAAAAAATAATAAAATTTTAATGAAACCAGTTTTAATCGTTGAAAATTCAAATAATTCTTTGATTAATGAAAGTAAAAATGGAAAGAAAGACTATACAATGTCTGGTGTTTTTACTGAATTTGATGTAAAGAATCGTAACGAAAGAGTTTATACAGCTGATAGATTTTTACCAGCTTTGAATGAACTAAATTCGAGAATATCTGATTTAGGAGTAGTTTATGGAGAATACGATCATCCAGATGTATTTGACACTTCTTTATCAAGAGCTTCTCATACTATAAGAAAAGCAGAATATATTAAAGAATCAAATTGTATAAAAGGTGAGATTAAATTACTTAATACACATTGGGGTAAAGAAGCTAAAGCTTTAGTTGATGATGAATGTCCAATATTCGTATCATCAAGAGCGGCTGGAATTACTGAATCTGATGGTTCTGTTACACTAAAAAAATTATTTACATACGATATTGTTGCTGACCCAGGTTTTGCTTCAGCTAAAATGTCTATGAATTCAATCAATGAATCTTTAGGATTCAAGAATGATACAAAAACAAATTTCAGAATTTATGAAATGTCTGATGAATCAAAAATAAATGAACTATTTAACATGAACAAAGATTATGTAACAAAAGATCAATTGACTGATTACTCTAAGTATTTAGTTGAGCAGGTTGCTGTTGTTAAGAAACAAGTTAATACAGCTATCACTAAAGGTGGTGTTGAACCTAAAAAATTAGAACAATTATTAGAATACTATGAAGAATTGAATAACTCATCTTCTAAAGTAGTTGAATATTTAGATTATTTATCTGAAAAACTTCAAATAGTTGTTAACGAAAACGTAGAACTAAAGAAAACTCAAAGTAATATCATTAAGCATAATGATTATTTAGCTGAGAATTTAGAAAAGTCTATTTCTTACTCTGAGTATATCGCTGAGAATTTGGATAAAAACATAGATTATTCTGAATATATCGCTGAAAGTTTAGACAAGAATATCGCTTATTCTGAGTATATAGCTGAAAACGTTGATAAAAACATTGCTTACTCTGAGTATATAGCTGAAAGTTTAGATAAGAATATCGCTTATTCTGAATATATCGCTGAAAACTTAGATTCAAACATTGCTTATTCTGAATATATCGCTGAAAATTTAGATGAGAATATTTCTTACTCTGAATACTTAGCTGAAAATTTAGACAAATCAGTAGAATATCAATCATTGATAGCTGAAAGCTTAAAAGGTTCTAAGTTAAACGAATCAAATGAAGTTGAAGTTCCAGCATTTGAACATTTCTTCCCTGAAGTTTCTGATGAAGATAAAGATTATATAGAAGAATTAGATAATAAAGAAAAGGAAGAAGATAAAGAAGAAGAAAAAGAAGTAGAAGGATATAATTTAGATCCTTTAACTCCTGAAGAAATTAAAGAAATAAAAGCTGAAATAGAAGCTGAACAAGCAGCTGAAGAAGCAGCAAAAGCTAAATTAGAAGAAGGTTCTGAGGATGTATCTGAAGAAGTTGAAGTTGAAATTAACATAGAAGAAGCAGAAATTAATATAAGTTCTGAAGAATCTGATTGTGAAGAAGAATCAACTGAAACTGAAGAAGAATGTGAAGAAGAAGAATGTGAAGAACCAACTGAAGCTACTGAAGAACCAGTAATTGAACCAATTATAGGTGAAGAAGAAGTGGTAGTAGAAGAACCAACTGAAGTTGAAGATACTGAAGAAGTAGTTGAAGAATCAACAGAAGCTACTGAAGAAGTGGTTGAAGAATCAACAGAAGTTGAAGCTACTGAAGAAGAAATAATAGAAGAATCAACAGAAGCTACTGAAGAAGTAGAAGAAGAAGATTTAACAGAATCTATAAACAAATTAATCGCAGAGGCTAAGAAACGTAAAGTTTCTGAAACTAACGATTTAAACTTTTTAAAATTCTTAAACAAGTCTCAAGTAGATAGTTATTACTCACTATCTGATGGGGATCAAGAATTAGTTAAGTTACATATAAACGAAAGTGACTATTTTTCATCGAAAGATGTTTTAAAACTAATTAGTGAATCTTTATCACAAAGAAACGAGAGTACTGAAGATAGAGTTTTAAGATTAATGCCAAGTGAAACTATGAAAGTTTGGGAACAATTAAACGAAAGTTCTAAGAAGTCTATTTTATCTCAGGCGAAATTGTATCCACAAGAATTAATGATGACTGAAAGTCAAATAGATAATTTTTGGAATACAAGAAAATTTAAAGCAGAAGAAACAAGTAAGAAATTGATTTCTCATGAAGATATTATCCAAGAGGATACATTATCTGATAATGAGATGACTTCAATCTTAGAAAAGTTTAAAAACCTTTAAAAAACAAAAAATAAAAAAAAGAACATTTAATTATGGCACAAATTAGAATTGACAAAAAGAAAGCTGTTAACAAGTGGTCTCCAGTATTGGAAAACATGGGTGTAGCAGCAGAAAGAGTAGAATGGATGTCGGAAATGGCTGAATTTCACTCAATTAACGAAAACGCATACGCTAACGCAAACGTAGCAGGTATGGGAGGTGTTGTATCTCCAAATCCATCTGGATTACCAGGACAAACTATAAATGGTTATGCTGATAACGGTGGTATTCAAGGATCAGGTGATGTAGGACAAAACTTGTTACCAGTAGCAATGAAAATTGCAGCTCAAACTATCGGTTTGGACTTAGTAGCAGTAAAACCTTCACCAGGACCAAAAGTAGATTTAGTATATATTGATTTCCAATATGATGATACTAGATTAGATGGTGAAGAAAAGCCACAAGTATTTAAATTAAATTTAACTAACTCAGTTGATGTAAAGGCTCAACTTGATGGAGCTATGGTAACTGGTGGTATTACTCAAACACAAGGTGGTTTACAAGGTGGTAGAATTTTTGCTAACATCGATGCTGCAGGTGGTGGTTTTGTTTACGCTGAACCAGCAACAAAAACTGATATTCTTGAATTCTTAGGTTACTCAAGAATTGATGGATTCCCAATCTTTAAAGCTTATAGACAAGCTAATGTAGCTTCTACAGGAGCATTTGTTTTTGACCCAGTTAAAAACACTTTTGATAATAGTAGTCTTGCTATGACAGCTCAAATTGAGTTAATAGGAACTGAAACTCCAGCGTTTGCTGCAGAAGGTATCGTATTAGTATCAGCTTTAGAAGATCATATCCCAGGTTTCTCAGCTAACTGGACATCAGGAAATGGTGCAGCAGGTGATTACCCAATGGATAGAAACGCTGATGATAGCAGATATTCTGGTGTTATCGGACCAAAAATTTCTACTAAATCAGTAGCAATTGGTACAATCGAAGTTAGTTCAGCTTTAAGAAGAACTGAAATCGAAGATATCAAAGCTAACACAGGTATGGATATCGTTCAAAAAATGGAATCTGTATTGGTTAATGAATTATCTCAAACAATCTCTAAGCAAATTGTTGCTAAGGTATTTGAAATGGGTAATTTAAACAGAGAATCAGCTCCTCTTACTACAGGTTTAGTTCCAACTTCTATCTTTGATTTAGATACTGCTTACGCAACTTCTGTTGGTGGTGAAACTACTCACGCTGTACAACGTAAGTTAATCACTAAGATTGCTCACGCATCTAACTTTATCGCTACTGAAGGTCGTGTTGGACCAGCTCAGTACTTAGTAACAAATGGAGGATTGGCAGCGGCTATTCAAGATATCGCTGGTTATACAATCAACCCAGTTAAATCTAAGATAAACGGTCAAGGTCAACTTTACCCAGTTGGTCAAATCGGTGATATTTCTGTATATGTTGATCCATATATGAGATATAACGATAACAGAATCGTTTTAGGAAGAAAGAACAATCCTGATCAACCAGGTATTATCTTTGTACCTTACTTAATGGCTCAGTCTATTTCTCTTATCTCTGAAGCGACTTTCGCTCCAAGAATCTTATTAAGATCTAGATATGCTGTTACTGAAGTAGGTTTCTTCCCACAGAAGCAATATATGACTATAGAAGTTAAAGATGCAGGTGGTTACTTAAACTAAGATTTAGTATAATAAATAATATGAAAAACCCACCAAATTGGTGGGTTTTTTTATTTTATCTTGTTTTTGAATTCTTCTTTGTATATTTCAATAACTTTATCATATTCTTCCATCAATCCTGATTTAAACTTATCGTTATCTATCTTTTGTTTACTAATATACTCTTTGATATAATCTTCATAATCAAGTGATATAGATATATCATATTTTTGTTCTTCTTCTGAATTAGAATCATCTTCTTTACTTTCATCTACTTTTTCAACAACATCATCTATATAGTCAATAGTTTCAAATCTTTTTTGTTCTAATATAACTTCTAACTTTCTTCGTATTTTTCTATTACCCATAAGTAATGAGTTAGATATTAATAAATCAATATAATCACTATCTTCTATATCATATAATGATAATACATCTTCTTGTGTTCTAACATAAATCTTTTTAAATACAGGAGATACTTTATTTTCTATAAACTCTTCATCACCATTATGTGGGTCTAATATGAATATACCTTTTTGGTCACCCATATCATTTCTATCCATTTGAAAATTAGAACCAACAAATGTAAAGTTTTTATTACGTTGTACTATATGAATATGTCCTGAATAAACTTTTTTAAATACTGAAAAGTCTTCAATATCTATCTTATTTAAATTTTTATGAGCAACTGATGTTAAGTGCATTTTACAACCATTTAAATCTGAGTGACAAAATAAATACTCACAATCTTTATTTTCTTGTATAACTTTTATTTGATCTTTTTTGTGGTGTATATAAGGCATCATTAAAAGGTTAAGTCCTTCAAATTCTATTTTAGTTGTTTTATCATATATAAAAACATTAGGCATATATTTTAATGGTCTAATAGTATTTATTTCACTAGCTGATTTTGCCCAAGAATCGTGATTACCAACTATACAATGGAATGGAGCTATTTTGGATATTTCTTCTATCATATCCATAACAAAATTCATTAGATTAATAGGAATAACATTTCTATTATCATATAAGTCACCTAAATGAACTATTATATCACCTGGTTTTACTTTTTCTTTTAAAAGAGGTATTAAAAATTCTTTAAAGTATTGTTGATGTATTTTAAACCATTTATCTACTTTATTTGGAAATCCTAAAGCAACATGAGTGTCACCTATTAAGAAAATTTTACTCATACAAAAAATTTATTAATTATATGAGTAAAATCTTTATTTGTTTTTAAGAGTTTTCAAATGGAATTGTATCTCCAATATTATAACCATCTAATGTACCCAATTTAGCTAAGTAAACACTATTTATCTTTTCAATTTTATCGATTGTTATACCACTTCCTTTAAACTCAACTGGATTTTTATCTTCAAATTTAATAGCTTTGATATTATCAACTAATCCTTTTTTGGATATAGTTCCGGGTAATTTAGTTATATAGATATCTTTATTTACTCCACTAACATCACCTGATTCATTGAATTCGGATTTACTACTCATTTTATCTTTAATTATGTTATAATCTTCGAATAAGTATAATGCTTTTCTTTCTTCTTTATTACGAATATAAACATAAACTTCCTTTTTTGAACCGTTTGGTAGATATCCACCATCAGATTTGTATCTCTCAGTTAGTTTTAGTTTATATAATCCAGATTTTTTTGTATTAATTTCGTTAACCTCTGTGAATTTAGATTTTTTCTTTTCTGGTTTATCACCATCAACTTTTGGATCTTGTTCTTTAGGTTTATCTGTTTTAGGTTCATCTAATTTTCCTGCAAAAGCATCTACTATATCTTCAGTATTTTCTTCACCAAAGTATCCTTGTAAGAATGTAAGTTGATCACTTTTATTCTTACCTGATATCTTATCACCTTCTAAAGCGTCAATAATAAATTTATAAATTGAGTTCTTTGGTTTAATTGGTTCACTACCGTCTGATAATACAACTCTACTATCATCCTTTTTTAAAGCATAATCAAATTCATTTATTATATCTATTACAATTTTATTCCATTTATCATATAATTTAATATTTCTAAATGGTCCATTTCCTGGTGATTCTGGACTAACACCACCACCAGATAGAGTCTCCCAGCTATTAGCAATAGCTCTTGTTACTTGACCATTTGTTCTTTGTGATGGAATGTTTGTTTTTATATAAATTCTAGAAGCTTTTTTAAATATTTTGATTATATCAAAAACATTTATAACCCATTTAGGTTCTTTCATAACCTTTTCTAACTCAGTTTTAGCTTTTTCTATTTCGATTCTATTTTTTTCTATTTCGACTGGTTTAAGATAATTATTAACCCAAAAGTTATATTTAAGAGGTTCTTTAGTTTCATCAAAAGTAACTGTTTCTATTTTATCATCCTTTACTATTATTTGAGTTTTTAAATCTTCTTGAAAATAGTCAGATAAAACAGCTTCGTTAACAAAATAAGAAGATTCTCTAATAAAATAAACCGATTCATTACTACTAGATTCAATATTTTTAACATCAGTAGTTTTTATTATTTCACCATCATTATCATTATGTCCTTTTACAAATAATCCATCATGTTTTAATTTTTTACCGTTACCATCTTTTTCTGTAGATTTTATTTTAACAATGCTGTTATCTTTAAGTTTTACTTCATCACCTACTTTTAATTCCTTACCTTTACTATCCTTTTTAATGGTTTCTGGTTTTTTAGTTACTTGTTTTTCTTTAGGTTTATTATTTTTACCGTAGTTAAAATCATAATTGTCCTTGAAACAATATTTAAGCCATTTTAGTATGTTTTTTTTATTTTTTGTAAAGTTTTTTACTTGCTCAGGTGTTAAATTTATTTTATAGTCACTATTTTTTGTACCATTTAATACAAAATTCCATTTTTCAGAATCAGATTTTAAATCTACCTTTTTAATAGGTTTTTCTTTACCATCGACCACTTTATAAACAATTAAATTATCAGGATTATTACTATTAAATTTTTTACCTGGTTGTGTAGATTTAATTCTTACTGATTTATCAAATGATATATTTTCTTCTGGGAAAGCCATTATAAGACGATTTAAAATCTCTGTGGGTACTTTCTTAGTAAAGTGAATCCATTTAGCGTTTGGACCCGCATCATAATTGTCACCTTTTAATGCTGATGTCCATTGTCCATCAACTTCACTTATATCTGGTATATCAACTCCTCCAAATCTTAGAAAAATTTGGAATTGTAAAAGTCTACTAGGTGTTTTAAGTTTTTCATATGGTGGTTCCTTTGGTGTTGGTTTTACACCTTTTTTCTTTGGTTTCTTACCTTCAGGTTCTTTCTCACCTTTTTTCTTTGGTTCAGGATCCTCATTTATTTCGTTATTGATAATATTTACTAGAACGTCAATATTATTAGTTATTTCTTTTTTAATGTTGATATTAGTTTTTCCTTCAGAATCTTCCATCTTTTGGTGGATTTCTTTCAATTTTATTTTAATATCGTTTAATGTATTTTGATCTATATCTAGATTATTTTGTATATTTGATAATGCTTGTTTATAACTATTATCAACACGATTATCACTATAATCATTGCTAATATTATTAGTGCTATTATCGGAAACAATATGAATTACGGTATTTGTGTAATTATTTATAATCTGAGCTGCTTTTTCTTGATCTTTATCACCATCTGTTACCTTTACTTCAGGAACTTCTGGTTCCTCATCTTCTGGTTCCTCATCTTCTGGTTCTGGTTTAGGTTTAGGTTCAGAATTTTTAACCCAATTTTGTATAGCTATCAAAGCTTCTATAGAATCCTCATTTTTATTAGTTAGATTATTTATTATTTCTTCTATGTCATCATCTGACATACTTTCCATATATAATTTGATGTCGTTTATTTTTCCTGTTTTAAGAACATCTAATAATCCTTCTTCTTTTGATAATAAATATAATCTTCTTTCAAATTCTTTTACTTGTTCTTTTAATTCTGGATTTTCATCCGTAACTGATTGAAATGTATCTTTTAATAAACGATCTCTAAGAGTGTTTCCTAATCCATCTAACCTTTTGTTATTAATAGCTTTAGAGCCTAATCTAAAAGCTGATGAAAATAATCTACCAACTAAACTATCACCCCAGTTGATATCATTTTGTAAACCACCTTCTAATATAAGGTTATGTTTCTTTTCATTTAAGAAATTTGAACGACTTTTAATATATTTCATAAATTTGGGTATTTTACGTTTGTATTATATATTAAAGATTAATATTGTATTTATTGTTTAATACTATTTTTTTGGTTGATAAAATTTACAAAATGTTTTTTATAAAAATTATCTTTCATATTTAATATTTCTTTATCTGAAAGTTTCGTTACTTCTTTTATGTGTTTTTCGTTTATTATACAAATTTCTACAGTTCCACCACCACTTACTTTATTCATACCAGAGTGTGTACCAGCAAGTCCTAATAAATTAAGATATTCATATTCGTCTTTCTCCATATTCGTGTCACTTTCATATCGGAGATAAGAATTTTCGTCAATTTTAATTTTATATATTGTTGGATAGTATCCGCTGTTTATTATTTCTTCAGCATCTGAATTTGATGTAACTCTTGAACCATCTTTACTACTCAGTTGTTTTAACCTCATAAAGGGGTATTGAGCAGCTTCTTTTATAGTAGGTGTCATCCAAATACCATATCCACCTGAGTAATATTTAGAACTACGATCAGGATTCCTACCCTTTATTAAATCTTTCCAATATTTTTCATAATCTTTTATACAGGTTCCTAAATATACATATTCGTCTTTATATATCTCTATATGGCTTTTCATTGAAAATTTTTTCTCTATACCATATTTATATTCTATCCAAGTTTTATCTGAATTTTTTTCAATAAATGATTTATATTTTTTATAACTCTCATGTTCATTTGATTTGATGAATTTTTCTTCGGTTTCCTTTAAATATGATTCTAATGCATTTATTTTTCCAGATAAATTTAAATCATAAAGAACATAACTCAATTCGTTAATATCGTTATATCTAGTAGAAACATCATATAATTCTTCAATTTTATCATGTGATTTAATTAAATCTTTAATACTGATTTTAATCTTATTAATATCACTATCTTCTCCAATAAAAAAATTATTTCTCTCTTTGTTGTATTTTTCGATATCTTTAACTATTTTTAAATCTTTGAATTTTATATTAAAATCATTTCCACACTCTTCTTTATAAGATTTCATATTAACTGTATATTTTAGTGATGATTTTGGATATATGAATTTTTTTATTTTTTCATGATATTCTTTTAATTCTTCTAATTTAGATATTATGTCACTTTCTATTTTTTTTAATTTCTTACCATTTTTTATCTTTGTTGATATCTCATCTAATGAAATTGATGGTGATTTAATTTTTTCTTCTATAAATTTAAGAACATCTGTGAATTTCTCATATTCTTGTTTATCCATGTTAATAAAATCTTCACCGAACCAATTATCACTGTCATCCAACATTTTTTTAAGAATGTAACTTTTTCTCTTAGCTCTCATATCTAATATTTTACTAAATTCTTTTTTATAAACATAAACAAGTTCTTTATCATTAGAATCTTTAGCTGATTTATATGTTTGTAAGATTGATTTAGTTAATTTATCAATTTCTTCTTTTCTACGTTTATCTCTACCAGTTAATTTACTCCACCAATTTTCATTAGTTATTTGTAATTTATCTAACCTAAAATCTTTGAAATTCTTAATCCTTATCATAAGTTATATATAAAAATTTAGATCAAAAAAAGAGGATGTTTAGTTACATCCTCTTTTTTATAAAAAATATAAAATTTATCCATTTTTATCTAAAAATCTTTTTTCGGATTCTGTTATGTTTTCAATTCCTACTTTAGATATTTTATCTAATATAGAATCAATACTTAGAGATTCTAAGAAGATTCTAGAAGATTCTAATTTTTCTTTTTCTTTTTTATAATCAAATGTTTGTTCCGATAAAAAATCTGATAACTCTGGATTTATAACAATTTCGTCATCATCTTTTGGTTTAATAGCCATACAAAATCCATCAATTATCCATAATTCATCGTAATATTTAAAAGCTTTTTCATATGACATTCTAGTTTTATCTTTATGTTTTCTATCTATCTGATATGTAGTAAGAATATTTCTTAACACATCAAAATTATCATCAGATTCAACATACTTAATAATTTCTTCTGCTGAATTGAAATCTGTCATTTTAAATCTTATAATACCTCTGATGTCTAATTTCATGTTATGTGGATTTTTAAGTTTTTATTTATAATAGTAAATATAAGGAAATTTTATTAATAAAGTTATATTTTATATATATTTTTTAATCGGTTTAATTATTTCATTTGATTATATTCAAATATACTAATTTATTTTAAACATTATTATCTAAAAAATCTTTTTCTTTTTCAGTTAAAGAATCAATACCTTCGTAACTTATTTTATCTAATATAGAATCTATTGACATTTCTTTATTTTCCAACAATTTAATTTCATTTACATATTTATTAACTTCTTTTGGGTCTTCAACGGCATCATATGATTCTTCTATAATGAACCTTTTTAAATCGGTGTTTAGAACTACTCTATAAGAACCTCTATGTTGCATAGCTACAACATATTTACCTATTACCCAAATTCTAGCAAGTTTATCGAAAACCTTTTTTGTACTCAAATATCCATCTTTATCTTTATCAACATTTAAATTACAATATTGTCTATTTATATAAACATCATCCTTTAACTTAAATTGCCATTTCCTATATTCATCATAGTTTTTGAATTTGGTAAAGTCTATACAAGCTATATTTTTATCTTTATCTTCCATATATTTAAATATACGAAAAATATATGTAAAAAGTAACAACTATTTCAAAAAAAATTCATAAATTTATATTATGATTGTTAATGACCAAGTAAAATATAATAATAGAGCTATATCCTTTTATAATAAAGGTGAGTTTAAAACAGCACTAAAGTGGTATAGAAAGTGTTTGCCTGATTGTGATAAACAAATATTGTTTAATATAGGACTTTGTTATCATTCGTTGAGGGATTTTAAAAATGCTATTAAGTATTATGAAAAGTATGAAAAAGAATTAGGTGTTGATAATATCTATGAAAAAAGTTTAGTATATCTATTGAGTGGTGATTATAAAAAAGGATTAGAAATTTATAATACTAGAATAGGTAGAAACTCAAAAGATGGTGTTCATTTTCCTAATTTACCTTTACCTTGGGTAAATAATATTGAAGACTTAAAGGATAAAAACATTTTAGTTCTAAATGAACAGGGGTTTGGAGATGAGTTTTTATTTTCTAAATCTTTTGTGGAAACTACTAAACTTTGTAAATCTGTTAAAATACAAGTTTATCCAGAAACTATTAATTTATTTAAGTCATTATATCCTGATATAGATTTCTTTACTGATAGAACATTATCTATGGAATTTATATCTGACTTTGATGGATATATATCTACTGGTGAGTTATTTGCGCAATATAATAAATCAGGTATTAAGCAATATGAATATAAAGAAATTGAAGTAGATAGAGGTAGAGTCGGTGTATTTTTTGCTGCTAATCCAGAATCTAAAAATGCTAAAGAAAGAAGTATTGATCCTAATTTATTTAAAAAACTATCTGATAGATATAAACTAGTTAATTTACAAAAAGGATACACATTAGATTTTTGTGAAAACCCTACTTTAAATGACTTCTTAGACACTAAAAATGTTATAGATACATTAGACTTTGTTATTACAATTGATTCATCTGTGGCTAATCTATGTGGGTTATTGGGTAAAGAATGTTACTTAGTTAATAAGAAATATTTAGATTGGAGATACATTAATAAATTTTATGATTCAATTAACATTATATCACCTGTTGAAATAAATAATTTTTAATTTAAATACATAAGAAATGGATAATTCAAAAAAGTTCAAAAAAATTTCTAATGAAAAAAATAAGTATGGACTTAGTGTTTATGACGGTATAATATTCCAAGACGATGAATTTTGGGTTGAACTTGTTTTCAAATCTGAAGATGATAGAAATAATGAAATTGAAAATTTTAAAGAAGAAGGATATATTGAAGTTAAATAAAGTGATTTATAATTTAATATATAAATTATGAATCATATAAAAACATACGAAGGGTTTATGGATATCTTTAAGTCTAAAAAAGATAAACAGGATAAACAAGATATTGGTAAGAAAGAAAAAGAGATTGAATTTAAAAGTTCTGATGGTTCTCCAAGGGGTGGTAATCCTAATAATTTCGTTGTTATTATAAAAGATAGTAAATTAAAAGACTCTGAGTCTAAAAAAATATCAAAAATATTAAATAAAAATCCAAATAGTTCTTGGTGTGTTGTTGATGAGAGTAAATGTAAAATAGATTATAATAATAAAAAAGTATTAGTGTCAGATTCCCACTTAGTATATAAGATAGAATCTATTTCTGATGATACCTTAATATATTTTATTACATATGATGATGATTTAAAAGACAATCAATTAATAAAATTAGATAATGATAATATTAAATATAATAGTAATGTAGTTTTGGATAAAGAATCTGTTTCAAAAAATAATACAATAAATATTTTAGTTCTTAAAGATATAGGTGATTTACCAAAAGGTAATGATAAACTTCATTTTTATTTTAATAAAAAAGCTATAAATACCTCTTGGTAGAATAATATTATTTACAGTTATCGTCTAAGAATTGTCTTTCTTCTTTTGTTATTTTTTCAATTCCTACTTTTGATATTTTATCTAATACAGAATCAATAGTCAAATTTTCAATAAAAATTTCTGATTCTTTCTTTTCCTTTTTGTATTCTTCCACATAGTTAAATGAGTTTTCTAATAGATATCTAGTGAAATCTGGATTTATTACTATTTTATCTGAATTTTTACCTCTTTTAGCCACAAGGTAGTTATTTAATATCCAAATCTCATCAAATTTTTTATATAGTTTTTTATATTTGATAACAGAATCTGTGTCATGATCTATGGTTACATTAGCTAGTGTATCAAAATTATCATCATTTAATGTGAATTCATATAATTCTTTAGCACTTTTGAATTTTCTAAAATTTAAATTTATAATACCTTTGATGTTTAAGTCCATATCTTTAATTTTTATATGTGTTATTGCTATATATCAAATATAAGGAATTTATTGAAATAAATATTTTTTTAATAAAAGAGATTTAAAAGAGGGATAATAATCCCTCTTTTTTCTAGTGGAGGTGACGAACTCCGATGTTCGTGTCTTTCTCAGTCAATAATATTTAATCGTTCACAAGTTTAGTTTATTTTCCTAAACAAACAAAATTGTTAATTTTAAACTTTAAAACAAACAAAAAAGGGTTCTAATTTTACCTGTTTAGTTTCAGTGTAAATTTTATGATCGGTTTATGCAACTGCCAAATCCTTTACTTGGATCATGTTGTTTTGTAGAGCCGCTACTACATCTTCGCGAGTTCCTACTTCGTTTTGAACGTTTCCGTTTATAAGTTGTTGTTTATTTGATAAATCGGTTAAACAACTACCCGATACTTGCTTAAATGTCAGTGATTCTGCAAATCAATACCAAATCACCCCCATGTTAATTATATATAAAAACTTAATTTTGTTTATCCAAAAAGTCTTTTTCTTCTAAAGTTAATCCTTCTACACCAACATCATTTATTCTATCTAATATAGTATTTATATCTAATATTATTTCTACACCAGAATCTTTATCTTTTTCATTATTATTAGCACAAATAGATCTTTCCATTACAATTTTCTCTAACTCAGGGTTTATAATCATTTTGTCAGAGCCTTTGTGTTGTATGTATAAAATGAAATCATCCAATATCCAAATTTTAGATAATTTACTAAATACTGATTTATATGATATTCTGTGTGATATATTGGTATTTGTTCTTATGTTTTTAAGTTTTTCGTTTTTATTTACGAATTCAGAAAATTCATTGAAAGTTTCAAATTCATTGAAATCTATACATATAATATTGTTTTTTTCCATAGTTACAAAATAAATAAATTTTACATATAAAATTTAATATATACTTACATAATGAAATATTTAAAAAGTTTAAAATTATTTTTAGAAGAATTTGAAATTAGTGATACTGATTACCCAGATGTAGCAGCTAAGAAGAAAGATTTGAATGTATTATTAAGTCATATAAGTGGTTATAGTAGTGGAGTTTCTAAAATAGATGATATACTTTTAAATAAAAGTCAAGGTAAAACATCTGAAGAAGTAACTAAAATGTTGGATGTTGTTATTGAGAAAGGTGGAAATAGAAATACATTTTTGTCTCAATATACTTCTGCTGCTAGAATGAAAAAAAGAATTGAAAGTTTACAATCACAAATTATAAAGGATAAGATTAGATTGGATGATTTCAGAAGTAGTTTGTCTGATGCTAGTAGTGAAGATAAACCCTCACTTAATTCCAAAATATTAGATATTAATAACAGAATTAGAGAAAATGGCTTGAAAATAAATGAATTAAAAAAAGAAATATCGGAAAAAGAAAAGGAATTAAAACAAAAAATGTCCGATAAAAGAAAAGAGTTAGAAGAAAAAATAAAAAATATTTAAAATCTATAAAATATGGTTTTAAGTATTTTATATATATATTAAAATACATAAAAAATAATTACAAAATATGGCTATTCAAATAGGTAAATATAAAAGACCTGGAATCTTTATAGAAGAGTTTGACAGATCAGTTTTTACTAGTCCTACAGTAGAAGGTATAACTAATTTAGTTATAGGAGTTTCTAAGAAAGGTCCAGTTAACGACATAGTTAGAATTACTAACATAAACGACTTAGAAAGTATTTTTGGTCCTTTAGACAGAAGCTTAGAAAGAAAGGGTTCTTTCTTTCACAGAACAATATCTAAAATGTTGGAAACATCTCCAATATTTGCACTAAACTTACTAAAAACAGATGATTTATTAGATGTTATAGAATATAAATCAGTATCCTCATCGTCAGGATATAATAATGATATTAAAAGAACTGGGCCATATAGAAGATTTTTTGATACGACTGGATTTTGGAAAAGAGACACAGAATCATTTATTAATTTAACTAAAGATGATTTAGGTTATGAAGAAAGAGTTTTAAACTTCACTAATCTATCTGATAAGAATGTAAGTATTTTTGTATTTAAAACACAAAGAGAAGGATTTGATACACCATTACTTGATTGGTATGGTAGTGTTGATAAATTACCTCCTTATTTAAATGCTAATGACTACGCATCTGACTACATGGTTGATGTTGTTGTTGTGGGTGGTGACTGGAGTAATTATCAAGACTTATCTGTTGATCCTAAATGGAGTCAATATTTCAATACTTCTGGTTTAAGAAAAGAACAAATAAGAAATTTTGCTAACGATAATAATGTTAGCTTACTTAATTACTATGAAGGTTTATCATTAATACCTTTCTTTAGAGATAATAATGGTAGAGATATATTCATAGAAAATAACATAAACGCTGATACTGATAGAACTGGTTTATTCTGTTCATTCAATGTTGATTTAGTAGAAACTGATTTCAGAAATGCTACTATTGATTTAATTGGACATACAATTGCTGGTGAAAATGAAACAGATATTGAGTTTTTATCTTATAAAGAAACAATCGCTGAATCTATTAGATTTGATGAAGTTTCTTTAGATACAGTTGGTAACGTAACATCTTTTAATGGTGGTATAACTACTGGTAATAGAACATCAACAAATGCTGAAGGTATTGTTAGTGGTGTTTCACAAACAGATTTTGATACAAGTGATGATACTAAAACTATAATTGAATATAATATAGACCCTGGTGCTTTTGCTATAATTGGTGATGCTAAAATAGATATACCAGAAGATACTCTTTATTTAGAAATATCAGTTGGTGATTATCCTGTTATATCAGCAGATACTAATTATGTATCAGCAGTTGTATTGGATAATACAGGTGTTATTAAATTGGTTAATAACACAACAGGTCACCCTACTCAATATAACGGTCCAGTTGTATCAACAACTGATATTGTTTTAAGTTGTGTTAAATTTACAATCGCTAATGGTTTAACTGTATTTAGTAGTGTAACTATTGAATCTGTTACTGTAGATGGTACTGATTATGTTGATTTAGTAGCAGGAACAGATTATACAATCGCTGAATCTAATACTGAAGCTGGTGTTATTACAGTTGTTTTTACGGATACAAACAATACTCCTGACACTTCAATATATAATAGATATAGAAAATTTAAAGCATTTAATAGATTAATATCTATATTAGATAGTCCAAATTCTGATAAAGTTACTATGTTAGTTAATGGTGGTGATAAGTTATCATTATCTGGTATGACTTTAAGTGATGTGGAGACTTCATCAACACAAAATAAATCATTTAAATTAGATACTGGATTATCAGCTACAGATTTAGCTGCTGGTTTTCTAGATGATGTATTAACAACTGGTGGTGGTAATGGTACATTAACTTTCTACACAGAAGATAATGAAATGATATTAGGTACGGATAGTGTTATATCTAAATCAACTCAAGCTGATACAGATATAGGTGTTATTGGTAAATACTCTGATTTATACACTAAGTTTTTTGATGGTGTTATAAACACTGGTGATTTCTTCTATGGTAATAAAATACCTGATAGTATTTCTCTTGGTTCGGTTGATGTTAATTTCCTTAATGGTGAGAATGCAGATATAGATGAAATGACTTATGATCCATCTCATTACGCTGGTAATGATTATTTAGTATTTAGTAGAGATATGGAATTAAATAGTTTTGATAAATTAATATTCCCTACATCATTATCTAATAAAGGAACATTTACTATTGTTAATAATACTAATAATGCTACTCCATCTGTAACTGATAATCCAACACTTTTAGCTGAAATATTAGGATTTACTGGTGGTGAATTTGCTTATAAAGTAAATGAAAATACTACAGATGAAACAATAGAAGATGTTGATTATGTTTATGATGTTAATAAAAAACACTATCTAAAAATGTATTTAGAGGATAGTGATATTAAAATAGAATTCGTTGATGAATTGTTATCATCTACTGTAGAAGTTGATGTAACTTCTACACCTTACTTCTCAGTTGAATCTAGAAGTTCAAATTTCAAACAAACTATTGAGATTGAAGTTCCTACTGGATATACAAGAGTATCTAATAAAATATTGGTTAAAGCCGATAGATATACAGAAGTTAAAGTTGGTGATTTCTTATCAGCTTACTATAACTCATCTGAATTAGAAGTTGGTGAATCTCCAAGAACATTAACTAGAATTTTGAGTAAAAGAGCTTACTCTGGTGATTCTTCATTCGTTGAAATTACATGTGATTCTAAGATTAGTGTATCTAAATTTGGACCTAATGATGATTTACAAACTACAAGATATATGAGTATTGATAATTATGTTAGTACTTACAAATGTACTTCATTAAAAGGATTTAGATTAAGAAACGATTCATTACCTAATGGTAGTGAAGAAAAACAAAACGAGATACTTAACTTAGTTGCTAAAGGAACTCCATTGTTTAAAGCACTTACAAATAAAGAAGCTGTTGATTTCAGATACTTAATTGATTCATTTGGATTAGGATTAACTGAAAGAAGTAAGCAACAATTAATTGATATTTGTGGTAATAGATTAGATGCATTTGGTATAATAAGTGCTCCTTCTGTTAAACAATTGAAAAACTCAACTTCACCAACATTTGTTGATAGTGAGGGTGTTTTCCAAACAAGTTTCTTGAAAACAGGTGGTGACTTAGAAAGTAATCCAGCATTTTTATTCTCTTTAGCAGATGGTACTGGTGTTACTTCAGGAGCTTACTTTGGTCCTTATGTAACAGTTAATGATAATGGAAGACCATTGAGTGTTCCACCAGCACCTTATATAGCTTCAACGTTCATGAGAAAGCACTTGTCTAGTACAGGTTCTATTACTCCTTGGACAATAGCAGCGGGTGTTAGAGATGGTAGAGTTACTAATATAGCTAACATAGAGATTCAATATACTCCAGAAGACATTGAGAACTTAAACGCAGCTAAGATTAACCCTATTGTATTTAAGAGAAATAGAGGATATGTGATTGAAACTGAAAACACAGCACAAACATTACTTTCTTCATCTTTATCTTATATACACGTTAGAGAAGCTCTTATTGAGTTAGAAAGAGAGTTATCTAATATGTTAGTAGATTACCAATGGAGATATAATACTCCTGATGTAAGAGCTGAGATTAAATTAAGAGCTGACACTATTTGTGAAACATTTGTATCTAAGAATGGTATTTTCAATTACTTCAATAAAATGGATGATGAGAATAACACTACTGAGATTATTGAAAATCAAATTGGTGTTTTAGACACTTATGTTGAACCAATCTTTGGAATGGGTATTATAGTTAATAACATTACAATATTGAGACCTGGTTCTATTAGTTCTGGTGGATTTATTCAATCTTAATTAATTTAAAAATAATAATACTAAAAGCCATTGAGTTATTAAACTTAATGGCTTTTTTTGTATATAAAATTATTGAAAAACTTCTTAACAGGAGAAAAATAATAATTTATATATAAATTATAAAAAAATTAATTATACTAATATGTCTGAAGAAAATAATATGTCCGAAGAGGATTACTTAAAAAAACACATATCTGATGTTGAAAGTGGTAATTCCTTCATGAACTCTGATATTCCTGTTGGTGATGATAGCTCAAGTAATGATACTTTTGATAATAATGTTAAATTATCTGATAGTGAATATTTTGCTTATGATGTAAAAAGTTTCCCTTGTGGTGATAGTTATCCAGCTGGTACTAAAATAATGGTTAGACCAGCTAAAACTGTGGAAATCCAAAATTATTCAATGGTTGATGATAAAAACTTTTATGACATTGTTGAAAAAATGAATCTAATGTTACAATCTTGTGTTAGAGTTAAATATCCAGATAATAAAATGGGTAGTTACTTAGATGTTAAAGATCAAGACAGATTGTATATTATATTTTTAATTAGAGAATTAACTTTCCAAAACGGAAAACAACTATCAGTTAAATCTGAATGTAGTTGTGGTACTAAAAATGAGATTGAATTAACTTCTGAGAATTTTGTTTTTCATGAAGTTGATAAAAAGTTAGAATCTTGTTTTGATAAATCCACTAAAACATATAAATTTGATTTGGTTAATGGTATGAGTTATGAATTAGCTCCACCTAATATTGGAATACAAAAAGCTTTTACTGAATATATCGTTAAAGAAAACGCTGAGGATAAAAAACCAAATGTATCTTTCTTGAAGATTATTCCTTTTTTGTTACCTAATAGAAATTCAATAACATATGAGGGTATTCAATCTAAGTTAGAAGAATTTCAAAAAATAGATGATGTGTCATTTCAGTTTTTGAATGATGTTGTTGGAAAAATGACTTTTGGTATTAAAGAACTAAAGAAAAAATGTAATGTTTGTGGAATGGGGGTGACCACAAAGATGACGTTTCCCAACGGAGCGTCAGGTATTTTCGTTGTTCATGATGCCTTTGACATTTATCTTAAAAAATAAACTTCTTTTACAAAAGAATT